GCCCAGCAGGTCGAAGTCTCACTCGTCTCCGACAACGTGGTCTTGCGCCCGCTGCGTGGGCGTTTGGCGCAGAACTATCGGGACTCCGCCCAATCATGGAACCTCGATTCGTCGAACCTGGCCCGCTCCATCGAGATCTATTACTACAAAAACGCCTCCGGCACCGACCAACTCGCCTACCCGCCGGGCGGTTGGACGACTGAGACGCCAACCCAGAACGCGATCCCCGCCGGGACCACGCAGAACTTCGTATTTCCGCTCACGTCCAGCCTCACCGACATCCAGCAACCGGTGTGCATGGATTTCATCGACCAGTTCTACGACTCGTCCTCCGTCTACACGGTGGTCGGTGGCGACAGCCTCCCGATACTAGCAGCCGAATGGGTTGCCGAAGGCGGCAATATGACGGTCGCGATCGGGCACCTTGACGATGATGGGGTGACGATAATCCCCGATCCGAACTCGATCATCGTCACGGTCACCGCCTCCACGAACACCAAGAACGGCCCATACACGATCGCGATGAGCGCGGGCGACGGGTCCGATTACTCCTCATTGCGGCTGGTGGGTACCGGCGTGTTCACCGACAAGCAGATGCTGACCATGAGTACGGGCGTCGACACGAGCCGGGTATCGACCGAAATCGGGGTGACCGTCGACAACCCCATGATTTCCTCTGCCCATCAAGCGTTCGCCGCAGGGCTCTGGACGTTGAAGCATTACGGGACGCCGACGCACACCATCACCGTGACCACGAAAGGAATCAACCGGCTCGGGGACACCGGAAGCTACGCCTACCCGACTGTCGCCGAATTCAATACGGCCGAGACCGGGAAACTGGTTTCCGATTTCAATACGGCGTGGACCGGTATGACAATCGCTGACTTCAACGCCTATTGGGTGGGGACCGTCCAAGCCACGTTCGCCAACCAGGCATTCGGTAACGTAGCCGGCGCGCGGCTTCGCTCTGTCGGCGCCATGTTCCGTATCCGTACCGTGACGCTGGCCCCCGACTCCGTGCAGTACACGGCCGAAGACGACACGATCGTCGACGATTTCAACACGGTCTGGACCGGTATGACGGTCGCGGATTTCAACACCCAGTGGGCAAACAAATCCCTCGGCGATTTCGCCGTGGCACCGATGAGGAAGGCAAGCTGATGGCCGCGAAAATACCGGACATGAAATTTGATAAAGAGCAGACGACATGGGCGCGCTGGGCGCAGCAGGAGATCACCAGCCTGAAGGAGCGCCTGAACGCGAAAGACCGGTCCGACTCGAACCTGAACCAGGGCATGAGCGCGACGCTGGTGAATCTGGGCAATCAGGTGCAGACGATTGCGGCGACAGAAACGGCGTTGGCGGCGGCACAGGCAACGCTAGCGACGACAGTGGCGGATCTTTCGGCGCGGAAAACGTACGCGGTGAATGATGGCAACCTTTCTCGCACCATTAGCAAAACCGCAGGCACCGGAGGGTATATCACCACAGGTATCTCGCAAACGTTCACATTGACAAGTACAAGAAACGTTCTCATCACCATATCCCTGTTCACCAGTTCGGCCCCCATCGTGACCAATGCCACATCTGGTGGCAGCGTTTCCACTTTGCTCGCCCCCAAAGTGGATGGGGTATTTACGAGTTTGTACTCGTATAACACCATAGATGTTCAGCCGAGTTTCGGTAGTACCGCAATACTCACCTTTATTTCCGATGCTGCCGTCCCGTTTCGGGAATCCGTAGTGCTGAACGCCGGCACCCACACCATAGAACCATTTTTCAATGTCGTTGTGTCCGGTACCGTGAATAGCATTTCGGTTGAGAACGCCTCCATGACTATCCAGATCCTCGACGCCGTTTAGCCACAAAAACCCCAACCTGTGAATACCCTGTAAACTACCTGTATGTCTGCTGATGCCGTACCGATACTGATCACCGATCCGGTAAGCCCGCTCGAGTCACTGATCAACGTCCCGATCGCGGCCGTCCAATCGGTTCGGCAGGGATTCAATTTCAGGTGGGCGAACGCTGCGGCACGTACCGCGCAAACGGGGATGCGTGCGGGAGACTCCGGGTATCAGGTTGACACTGGGGTCGACTACCGGCTGGTCGGTTCGACATGGACCGAGCAGAACACGCAGTACACGATCACGCCCGCGACCGGATGGACGGTCGCAACCTCATCGCACATTGGTCTCGTCAATGGGGAGCTTCAAGGTTTCATCCAATTGATTCGTGGAACGGCACTCGCCGCAAATACTAACGAAGCAGCCGCGACACTCTCGGGTCATCCCGGCGCCCAAATCTTCTTCCCGGCCGCGGGCACAGGTAGCTCCAATCCCACCGGCGAGGTCATTCAGATTGCATCGACGGGCATTGTCACTGTATTCACTGTCACCGCCCACACGACGTACTCGGCCTCGATTTAGTTCTAATAATGACCAACACCCTCGCTGCCGGTGTCGCCTGGCTGAAAGCGCATCCGACCCGGAAGAATGTTCCCGGCGCCAGCTACCGCATCGGCTACGGCTGGTCATGGTCGCAACTGTGCGGCTCCGCCGTACGGGATGCGATCGGGTCGAACAAGAATTTCGGCACCGCAAACATCGCTCGCGCAGCGTCGCACATCGTGTCCGAATCACGTACCGGGATACCGGATGGCGCGGTCGGGTGGTTCTCGCTCGGTTCCGCAGGGCATGTGGTCTTCTTCTCCGGCGGCAAGCCCGTCATGGCGTCCAAATACGTCACCTCCCTGTTCCCCGACGCACAAGCGCTCGGTACCTGCAGCTCCATCGCCGAATACGAGAAGCGCTCCGGCGGCAAGTGGATCGGGTACTCGCTCGACTACGGCGGGGATCGGTTCGCCGGAACGTCGACCGCCAGCACCGGCACAACAACTGCCGTCACGAAACCACTTAAGCGAAAGGCCAAAACCATGTTCCTCTGGTACTGCACCGACAACAACGGAGGGCTTTGGACCCTCGTGGATACTGAGCGTTACATCTACAATCAGACCCGCTCACAGACGACCGCGAATACGTGGGCGGACCTGTACGCGGACGGGCAGGCGCGGACGATTCAACCAGCGAACCTCGCGCAGGGGCTCACCGGCTACACGAGCGCTGCTTGGCCGTTCCCGAAGACCGTGGCCGCTGCCGCCACAACCGTCAACCTCGCGGCATCCGATCGCGCACTCCTTCAGCAGATCGCGGCGAAGATCATCCCGACTAAGGCCGTCACCACGTCGACGACGACCCTCAGTTAGCCACTAAATCTCAAACGCACGTAAACTGGAAATATGAGTAGGGCAGACATGGCACAGCACAACACACCAGAAACGGGTCTGTAGACCTATGGCTGCCCTACTCATAAAGGTCGCGTCATGACCGGCGAAGACCAGTCGACAAACATCACTCTCCCCGCCGTGCCGGTGACAGATTTGACGGGAATTTACGTGGCTCTCGGCCGTATCGAGGAGAAGCAAAACAACACCGCGACAACGTTGGGCGAAATCAGAACCTCAGTCAACGGCGTAGTGGGAACGCTTAGCTCTCATTCGGCCCGGCTGGCTGTACTTGAATCGCAAGCAAACCCACGCAACCCGTGGTATGTAGTTGTCGGTGGCTGGGCGGGGATTGCGGCTATCGCCTTCTCCATCTGGGCCGTGCTCCACCCGTAGCAAGATCAAAGGAGGACTTTGTGGCTAAATCAGGAGAATGCTCTGTCTGCAATTGGGAGAGTGCGAACGGGGTCAAGGTCGACACGTCGCGGTCTAAGACGGCGTGGGAGATTGAGTCCGGCATCAGCCGGTCATCGATCAAGAGGCATTTAGAGCACGGGCCACAGACGGCTCCCGACCCCGATAAGAAGACCACCGAAGAATCGACAGATGGCAGTAAGTCCGTCTCGTTCATCCGCGACAGGCCGGTCACGTTAGCCGATGCGCGTGATTGGATTCGCGCATCCGGCGACGATCCCGAAGACTACAAACTCTCCATCCGCAGCATTCCCTACGGCAACGGCCTGTCCAGCAACATGATGGCCGCCTCGCCGAAGCCCGAGAAGAAGGCATCTGCGGAAGAACTCGTCACGGCCGCCTCGGTCATCGAGGCCATCCGCTCCTTCACGTACATTCCCGAGCCCCGCGCGTTCTCGGATGAATCCTTCGTCATCATGCCAACGGACCTGCAGACAGGCAAGGTCGACTTCAATGGGGGCACGAAGGAGACCGTCGAACAAGCTCTCGAGTCTTTCGCAAAAGGATCTGCGTTCGTCAAAGAGTTCAGGCCGAGGGAGGTCTGCATCGTGGATGCGGGCGACTCGATTGAGAATATCTACTCCGTCTCGTCCCAACTTGCAACCAACGATCTTGACCTCCCGCACCAGGTTGAGGTAGCCATGAACATCTTCCTTGAGGGAATCAAGATGTTCGCACCCCTCACGCCCAGCGTGCGTTATGCCGCGGTCTCCTCGAATCATGGGGCGCACCGCCTCGGCCCGAAGTCTCCGGCCGGCGATGTCCATGCGGACTACGGCATCGTCATCGCCAAGATGCTCGGGCACGCGCTGAAGCTCAACGATGAAGCTTTCGGCCATGTTCAGATTCAAACCCCCGAGCCGTTGATGGAGTCCCTGTACTTCCAGACCAGTGGGACCGACATCGGTGTCGTCCACTCGCATCAGGCCGGTGGCGCCGACAAGATTGGCGATTGGTGGAAGGGTCAGAGCCACGGAAATATGCCCGTCTCGAAGGCGCGCATCCTCCTCGCCGGTCACTGGCACTCCTTCCGCGTTCAGCAGTCTGGCGACGCGCGCTGGATCTTCGTTGGCCCGGCGTCAGACCGTGGCTCGTCCTGGTTCACAAACGCGCGCGGTGAGCGCAGCGAGAGCGGGATGCTCTCGTTCACAACGTCAAATAATCTCTGGGACAACCTTCGCGTCCTTTAGCCACTAATCCCGATCGACATAGAATGGAGGTTCAATGGAAAACGAATTGATTGACGGATATTTCTGCCCAACCGACCCGATGGATGACTTGCAATGCGACTCGTGCCAGTAAACAAAAAGGAGACCAAATGACTGATGCAACAACCGTAACCGCCGAGCCCGCGATCCCCGTCGCGGTTCAGGAAACCATCGAGAACGATGCCAACGCCGTCATCACGGCAGCCAAGGTGATCGCACCTAGCGAGGTTGCGAAAGCTGCCGCGTGGTACTCGCGCTACGCCAAAGGCATCGTCGCAACGGTGGGCGGCCTCGCGACTGCCGCACTCATCACATTCCCGCCTACGGGGCCGATCTACAAGTACGCCGACTTCGCGGCCATCGTCGTCACCATCATCGGCGTCATCGCGAAAGCCAACGCGGACAAGGTTGCCAAGTAGCCGCTAAATGCGAAGCGCCCGGTTCATCGCGAACCGGGCGCTTTTCTATGCAACCAGAACCAGGTCGCGCCAGTTCGGGTTTCGATACATCTTCTTGCATGTCAAGCAATCACGAGTTGGACGACCGTTCTTGAGACGCGAACCCGTATTGTCGGGCGCGAATTCGTGACCATGAACGCAGTGAGTCTTCCGCGCATTGACAGCGGCAGGATTGGCGCCGCGTAGGACATTGATGCGATTGCCAACCGTCTCAAGGTGATTGGGTCGAACACAAGCCCTGTTGCGGCAGAGATGGTCACGATCGGGCTCGTCTTCATATCCCCAGCGATGTGCGGAAATTGGACCAAACTTCCCATAGCCATCCCTGTTGATGTAGGCGGTCCATATCCAACATTCACCGTCAGCTTCCGTCACGCGAACTAGCGGGTCAGAGAAGTCGACGAAGCCACCGTTCTTGTTGACCTTGGACCAGAACCGTTCATGCTCCGTGAAATCCAGCCGCGTTACATAGACCATTGGCTTTCCGCGGCGAAGGCGTTGAGCGTGCAATGAACATAATCCGTCAGTCTCGTGAGGCTCGTTACAGTCCGGGACTTCGCAACCCCTAACTTCGCCACGGTCACGATAGGTCTCCATGTCCCAGTCGGGATTGCCGCGCCTCTTCCTGGCGTAGTGCTTCGAGCACAGTCCCGCAGTGCCATTCTTATCCTCGCGCTGGCAGTACTCGACCGCACACGCCTCAACGTAGGTCGGCACTAAAACGTATTCTCAAATTGGCTCACATTTAATTCTACCGGAGTTCTCGGGGGCCATAACTTTAAAGTGGGCATGTGTTTCCGCACTTTCATCAGCGCCCAGACGTGACGGAGCGAGTCGCGGTCATGCCCCGCACCGGGCCACCAGAGCCCGAGATCCTTGATTTTCTGATCGGGCATGTGCGACTTGAACGTGTTGCGCTGGAAGATCGTATCGGGCCAGAGCACAGCCAATGCTCCTTCGATTTTGAGTGGCATCGTATTTGGAAACGGTGTCCGCCCGTCGAGCACGAAAGACTCCGAGACCACCTCGTCCCATGCCCCGCCGTCGCCCCACCAGTCGACAAAGCCGACGACGCCGCCCGTGATCGTTCCGTGGGCGATTGGACGTGGCGGGGTCATGGCGTCGTAGTACCACGTTGACCAGCCGCTTGATTCCCCTGGATCTAGCCCCAAAATGATCACCACGCACCCGCCCTCTGCCGCTCACGGCGTTCCGAGCGCTCCCAGACCTCGCAGTACGCCAGCCACACGAGCCGCGTCGCCTTCCCGTCAGGTATCTTGCGTCCGAGCGCGAGGCACACGCCGATCCTGATCTGACGCGCGCGGTCGGTTGTTAGTTGCTGCTTAGCCATTCCAATCAGCTCCTTCCAATAGATTTTCCTCTTTGGTCTTCTTCGCCGCCTTACGTTTCGGCGCACTCTCCGGCGCCAACAACTCCAACCAGTCCGTCAGCCAGTCATTGAACGGCGTGATCTTCTCGAAGAAGTGCCGGTGCACGATGCGGTCGGTCCCATCGTTGTAGTCGTCCTTTGGCTTCACGGATTCTTTCAACCGCCAGTGGTCGACGAAATTCTCGATGGGAATGCCCACCGGGTCGACGATGCGGAAACCGGACGGCTTGCCGTCATCCCATGTCGCGCTGAAACCCGTTGTACGGCCTTTGTCGACCGCGGCTATGACCAAGTGCGTCTCATCATGTGCCGGCGTCCTGACGTCGCCCTGGCGGGCCTGTGAGCCGTCTTTGCGCTCGGCGCCGTCCTTCATGTAGAAGATCGGATCATGGCGAGTGACGGATTGGCCCATCTCAATATTCCAGCCCAGCGCTGTCGCCTTCTTCAGAACCGACTTCGCACTCGTCGGCAGCGTCGCAGGGTCGACCTCGCGCGTGGATTCAATCACCTCGAAGCTGGGCTCCGGTGCATCCTCGTCCACTCCCCCGCGGCGCTCGGCGAGATGACGCTGGACTGAGGCCATCGCGTTCGTCCACACTTCGTCAGTCATTCATCCACACCCGCTCTAGCGCGCGTCCGGTCGACGACTTGAAGGTGCCGAACGGCCGGAAGTCGAGCCAGTCAGCGCCCGGCCCCTCGCAGACGATCACCTGACCGTTGCGCGCCTTGGCCCAGCGGCCGAGACGTTCGTGGTCCGAGAACTTGACGCGATAGAACTTTCCCTTGTCTACATAGGGAGGGTCGATGAACCATGTCGCATCATCGCTCGATCCCGATGCTTCGAAGTCATCTTCCGTGATGGTCCAAAATTCAATGAGCGGCAATTGCTTGGCGATCCTCTCCTTCGCCTTGAGCCCCCAGTTGAGTTGTCCACGATCTGAACGAGCTGAGTACGCGGTGCGGGATTTCTTAGGCGACGCACTTCCGCGGTTCAGCCAGAAACCAATCAACCAGCGAGCCTCCTGCGGGATGTTGAAGTCATCCACGTTGTCGCCGACGTTCGGCAACTCTGGGAGCGCCATGATCTCCTTCGGAGTGACCGTAAGAAGATAGCGCCAAATTCCAGCGATGATCGGGTCAGCATCGAAAAGATCAGCGCTGGCAGGTTCATAGAATGTCGAGTAACCCGCGGCACCCGCAAAGGGCTCGATCGTATGACTCCAAATCGGCTCCGGGTAATAGCGGGCCATGTTCCACTTCGATCCATAGAACGGGAAAAACGGTCTCATCTCATGTCCTCCTTCTTGTCAGTCAAAATAGACACCCTCGCGCGGCTCGACCGGGATTTCAATCTCAGTCACTTCGCTTCCGAACACGGAGCGTAACTGGTCGATCACCAGCGATGCGCGAGGGTCTACGTCATCGGACAGCACCCACGCAAGCGCCGCTTGCAGGTTCGCAGGGTTTGTGACCAGCGCGTAGTCACATAGCCAGGGCGGCGCTGTGCCGAGTGCTAAGACGCGCGCGTAGCCTCCGGGCACCGCTGGGACGATCTGCACCTGAAATGGCAGGGCTAGGGCAGCCTTGGCGTCACGGATGGCTTGCGACTGGGCCTCGGTCGGGGCCGGGTGGATTGGGAGGGGGAGGAGGGTCATTCAGTCCTCCCAATATCTTCCCGTGGCGTATCGCGGCTCGGGCTCGACACCCTTGCGCAGCGCTTTCTTGACTTCAGTCCGCTCAGCTTTTCCGCGCAGTCGATCCGACTGGAAGGAAACGAACCAGCGCTTGAGCCGTTTGCGGTTACTCACGCCGCCACCCGCCCCAACTCAGCATGCCTAGCGACGGTCCTCTGCGACCGCCCCGTCAGCTTCGCCAGCATCCGCGTAGATATCCCCGCGTCGACCGCTTTAGCCACTAACGGGTAGCTGACCTCGCCGCGAGCGTCCATGTGAATCAACTCCAATACCAGCCCCAGAGACTCGCCGCTCAGGTTGCCACCGGTCTTGTCCGTCTTCCCTGTATAGGCGCCGACATCGGCCGTGCTCATGCCTGTGAACGTGGATAGTTGCCTATTGGAGTAGATGCGCCACTCGTTCAGGGCTACGACGGCGTTGATGCGCTGTTCCTTGTCGTAGGTGTCGTGGTGGTCGTAGTGGAATTTTGCCTGGCGGACGGCCTCGGTCATTGGTGCGGTCATGCTGCCTCCTTCTGTTCGTTGACTGCGTTGCTTACGGCGCCCGAACCGGGAAACACGTCAACAACTTGATCGGTGCTCGGGTCGTAGCCGAGTAGTTCGAGTACCCAGTCGGTCCACTCGCTCGGTTTTGATCCAAGAAAACCCCTAGCGCGAACAGGTGCCACTAGGGCATCTCTCGCTGATTTCCCCTTGACGCGATTGCGCCTCTGTGGCGGGACGAAGAAGACGACCGTTTCGTAGGTATTGATGACTCGCGCGCCTGCTGGCATCGCATTAGACCTAACCCAAACCGCCATCCGTGTACCCACCGGAGCAACCTGAAGGAGTTGCGGGCCGCTGTCGGCGGTCCCGGCAATCGCCCATCCGTCGTACCCGTCGGCCAGGGTCGCCATGAGTTCAATGTGCTTGTCGAGATCGTCCCACTGCGCCGCTTGCGGGTGAAAGTCCGGCTTACGTCCTGGCCTGCCCACGCTGGTAATTACCCGCCCAGAACCACGGCCGTCTCCGTACCAACGATTCGCGCGTCCGAGATATGGCGGGTCTGCTATTGCTAGTCTCATGCTGCCCTCTTCTCTCTCGAATTGATTTTCAGGACGTAATTGTTCTCGCCCTGCCTCTGCGGTTTGGTGATCCGTCCCTCGCTAATTAGCTGTGCCACGAAGTCGTCGACGAACCTTTTGCCGACGCCGGATTTCATGAAGAACGAGTAGACCCGCTCCATCTTCACTTCGCCGGTGTCGGAGCCTGCGATGAACGATTCGAGCTTGTCGACGTCGCGCGAGAAGGAGGTCGCGCTCGTGGACTCCGCCATCCACAGCGCGTTGCCCAACCACTCTTCCGCCATCTCGAGCGCGATCAACTCGTGCGCGAGCGACACTTTCGCCTCGCCTTCGGAGAGCGCGATGAGTGCCGCGCATTTCCTGATGTTGATCCAGAACCGAATCATTGTCGGCCCCATCTCCACGTACCGGGGATGATTGCGGAGAGCCTTATCGATGTCGCGCCTAGCTTTATCGAACCGGGCCAGCGCGGCAGGCTCCGTCGTGACCGGCAATGGCAAAGCGCCGATCTCATTGAGTTTGTGTTTGACGATCGTGAATTCGCTGGCCCAATGCCGAGGCATCGCCTCGTACTCGGTCATCGGGTTGCCAAGGTGCTCGACCGTGGGGATGAACCCGGCGTTAGATACGTCCTCACCGATCGCCCAGAGGCAGCGAGGGAGGAGCCCGGAGCGCCAGTACGAGTCGTCCAGCACTTCGGCCATCAGCGACTCGACGCCGGTCAAGCTCATAGACATGAACGCTTTCGCTTCGATGCCCGTGAAGTCCGACTTACCGGCACGAATCAGCGGCTTCACTTCGCCGCCGTAGACATCGGTGATCGTGCCGACCAGCCCGGAAAGCCACGACTGGGATTTGGCGGCTTTGAAAAACTCGTGCGCCTCATCCCTACTGAACAAGGTGGTCAGGCCGTCCCTCTGAATCAGAGTTTCGAGGAGACCGTTTTCGGAGGCGTTACCGCCGATGATCGGGGATTCGCCTTTCTTGAACGCTGCGCCGATGGCTCGCTTGGCGAGGCTGTACGACTCGCTCTTACCTGTCGTCGACTCGCCGAGCACGATCGCGTAGAGGTTCAGCCAGATCGGATCGCCCTGGCCGGGAACGTAAGCCATGTCCGAGAACACCACGCTCAACACCAGCATTCGCATCAGCCGGTGATAGGGCGCGTTGAACACGGGCACCATTGACCGCGCCCACGCCATGTACGACTCGCCGAACCAGTCATAACCAAGGATCGACTTGCGCTCCACGTCGGTGAGAATCTGGACGTGCTCTGGGCCTTTCTTGACCAGCTTCAGCGCGGGACGGTCTTCGGCCGCCGGCGGCTCATTACCTTCGCCCGATTCGCGAGCGACCACTAGGCGAGCTTTCGCGACATCGCCCCAGACCTTGCTCAGGCCGCCCGGCTCCATCTGCAGCGTCTCAGAGACCTTCGCGCCCCAGCCGATCGTCGCGGCTTGCTGATCGGTGAGCCCCGCACGGAATGATTCTTGGAGGATCGTTTGGCGTTGCATCCAGAACGACTTTTCGGTTTCGACCGAAGGAAGGTTGAATATCAGATCCGTGAATGATTCGCCGCGACTTGTGAACTCGGGCAGGAGGTTCATGGTGTCGAGGAGTGGAAGGAGTGGGGGCAATGTCTCGACCGGAGGCTCGGCTACTTGACCGGCGGTGGTTTTGCGCGCCGACGCCCACTGCAGGAGGATGTCTTCGAGTCCCCACTCGGCATCGGTCGGGGTGTGCTCGAGCACGATCGCCAGCGCTGCGTCTTCGGTGAGGGCGTACTGGTCGGAATTGATCATGCGGCTCAGCCAGCACGCGGATGAGAAAAACGTCGACCTCCAACCCGCGCCCTCAATCCAGACGCGCGGCAGGGCATCGAGGGAGTCGGTGATCCACTTGATGCGCCTGAATTCGCTCGGGGTTGCCGCAGCGGGCTTGTCGCCTGCTGCGGCTTCGGGCTCGTACGTGTAGGTCTGTTTCTCGGGAAGGAGCGCAATGACTTCGGCTGACGCCATTGGGATTCTCGAGATGTCGCCGATGTAACTGCCGGTCGCCAACATTGAGCCCGGCCCGACGACGTAACCACCGAATCCGCGCACGTCGACACCCTTGAAGATGATCGACTGGTTGGTCTGGATGTCGACCGACTCGCTGCGGTAATAGATATGCCTACCGCCGCTGGGGGTGCGGACTACCGCTCCTTCGTCAAGACCTTTCGAGCGCCACCATGCGTCAGCCTCAGCACTGTCAATGTCAATGACGAACAGGTCACTATCGGCGCCACACACCACGCCATAATTGGCATTTTTGGTGTCGCGGAACCACTGCGAAATCGTGTTGACGTCGGTGCTTGCGATCTCGCGCCAGTTCTCGCCTTTGAGTAGTGGCGTCTTTGAGAGTGGCGCGAGCGGGAACACGGGGATGCCCATGTCGGCGACCGCGAGTGCGTGATCCAGTATCGAAGTGGCGGCGATGCTGTGCTCCGATCTGCTTGTGAATGAAAGAGTGGATTGTGCCGCCGGGAGGATTCGGACCTCCACTGGTACGTTTTTGAGACGTATACCTCTACCGTTGGGCTACGGCGGCTTGTGGATTCGTTTCGCGACACTTACGCGGGAGAATCAAACCCACCAGTTGCTCGATCAAGTCTGAACCAGGATCGTCCGCGCTGGCTGCGGAGATTTAGTGGCTAGCTAGAAGGTTGGCTGCAACTCCTTCGCAACGGGCGCCGAGGTACCCCACGGCGTCTCGGGTGCATCACTCGCCGGTGCGGGCGTGTTCCAGACGTCGGCCGACACTGACGTCGAGGACGTGGCGACGTGGGTAGACGCCTTCAGGCGACCCACCTCGTTCCACTCGCCATCGTTGTACTGGTCGGGCTCGTTGAGCTTCAGGTAAGCCGTGATCGGCTTGCCCAGAATCTCGTGAAGCTCGAGCGGCAGTTCGCCCTTCTGGGCCACCTCCTTCGGAACGCCGAGCGCAACCGCGAACTCGATGAAATCACCGAGCGCCGGGTATCCGTCCGGGTACTTCGCGCTTGGTGCCCATCTTCCGAACAGAGGGATGCGCTTGAAGAAGACGCGCTTGGCTCCCGGCTTGTCGTCTTCGATGCGGCGAAGCTGCACGTTCAGCGTCGGCTTGCCTGCGTTCGCGCCTTTACCGGGGAAACCCTGCTCATCGACCTTCACGATGGTGAACTCGTAGGTGTCCTGCGGGATTGCCGCGAACGAATTCGCGGCCTTGACCGACTCTTCAACTTCGTCCTGTGATGCGTATGTCTTGAATGCCATTTGTATCCTCCTTGCTTATGCCGCGACCGGCGCGGACTTCGATGCCACGGCGGTCGCCTGCGGCTTCTTACTCTTGATCTTCTCCTCGATCATCCCGAAAAGGACGGGCATCGTAAGGTCCACAATACCCTGCGGCAGACGATAACGGTTTTTAGTAATCATCGTTTCCGATTCACCAATCACCGCCATCAGGTGACGCTCATGCGTCTCTGGGTGGTCCTGGTAGGAGAGATATGCCACCAGTGACGGGATGCCGCCGATGGAATCTTTGCTTGAACCGGACAGCCGCGGGGTGATCCGCAGCGCGCCCGAATCCAACTGCTTCTCCTGCGAATGCGCGGTGATGATCGCGAGGAAATGCGGCGCGTTGTGAAGCTTGCGGATCGTGTCATCGCTCCACTCGCCCAATTCCCCGTAGACAGCGAACGTGTTCTTGTTGCCTGCGTGCTTGATCTTCAGCGCGCGCTCCACGACATCCTGCGCCACGTCGAACGTGTCCAGCACGATCGCCTTGTAGCCGTAGTCGTTGGCGCAGACATCCGCGATCACCGCATCGAGCTTTGCTTTCGCGCCAGGGTCGAGCGGATCGATCTTTAGGATGTCGATGTTCGAGAACTCGGCATCAAGCGCCAGAACCTCCGTCCCGTTGTCGACGTCGATGAACAGCACCTTGTCGTAGCCCTTGACCTGCGCGATGGTCGCCGAGATCGTGGTCTTTCGCGTGCCGGGAACCCCGTACATCAGGATCGACTGCGGCGGTCCCGACTCCTCCGGTGTTTGGATTGCTGATGCCCATGCTGGGACTGGTAGACCTGTCATTTCTTGTTTCCTCCTTGTGTTTTAGTGGCTAGTGAATAGTCATTCCATGCGTCCGCGATGCCTTGGCGCTCACGTTCTCGCAATGCTTCTAGCGCCTGAGCCCGTTCTTCAATCTGTCGGGCCGCGGCATCGGGGTCAATGAGTTCGGCGGCTCCGTCCTCATCCCATCTAAGAAATCGCGCCTCGACGCCCTCCGCGAGGATTGCCTCGTAGCGTTCTGCAAAATCTCTGAAGTCGCTCATGCCGCACGTCCAATCTTCACTATTGATACTTCTTCGGGCACTGCGGTTTCCTTCTCCGCGCGCGCCAGGCTCTCACGATCCAGCGAACACGGGAAGCAGCACTCGTGGCTCGGGAAGTCGTCGGGCGTTGCGCCGGCTTCGAGTTGCTGCCAGATACGGAGACCACGCGCCCAGACAGCATCCGCATACGCTTCGTTCCAATCGAACTGCAGCGACCAGACATCCTGCATCCGCGCCTCATTGTCGTAGTCGGTGGCGGCCGGATTGTCGAACCATCCGGTGCCATCGCGATTGACGAAGGTGAGCGTGCCGCGCGTGACCGGCTGTCCAGCATCACGGCAGACCTTGATGTAAAGCTGCACTTGTGAGTAGTAACCACTCACCTTGTAAGCCTGTTTCTCCATCTCGGCCGCGTACTCGCGCTCGGAAAGCTTGACGTCTTTGTGGGTGCGACCGTAAGGCTGTTGGCCCACACGATCGAGCCCCTGCGATAGCAGGAAATCACGAAGGAGTGCCGTCTTCTTGCGCGTGCTCGACTTCCAATCGAACACGTCGCCGTCGATTACGAGGTCCGGCGTTGTGCCAATCTCGCCGTAGGTGCCAAGTACGCCGAGAATTCTGCGCTGCTCGATCTGCGCGTCGGGGTAGCGCTTGCCGAACCATTCGAGCACCTCGGCGCGGGTCTCGAATGTGGCATGAATGGATGTGCCGAGCGTCGCGCCGAGATACGCTCGCGACGTCTGCGGGGTATCGCGGCTGTCGCCCATAAGATTAGCGGCTAAGCAATGGTCGCATCCGCCGGAAAGATTCGAGGCGCCGATCTTAGCCTGCGCGTCCCTCTGGGTCGGTGCGGTCAGAAGCTCGATCGCAAGATGTCTTGCCTCTTGCTTCGTCATGTTGCTCATATTGACACCTCCACTGCTTCAAATGCGCCAACCTTGTCTTCTTCATCGACCCAATCGGCCGAGAGGAATTCTGCGATCGAGCGGAACGAGCTTTCGTCTCGATAGAAAAGATCGCTCCGAGGAGATGCGATCGTTTTCACGACCGCCTTCGCGTCGATATACTCGCCGTCGTAGTTGACTAGGACTCGCGTGTCCCCATCGAACTCGCTCAGCTTCGCGATCAATTCCTTGACTGTCATCTGCATCTCCTCTTCCCTCTACTGCTGGTTGTTTCTGGCTGGGCCGGAGCCCAAGATCCTGGCCTCCTACGATGGGGCGTTTGTGCTCTCATAATGTCCTCCTTTGTGTAGGTGTTCCTCCCTGATCGGGTAATAAAACATTAACACATCCGAGCCACTATTTAGCCACTAACCTACCCCGTTGCACATTTAAATGCAATGGTGTAACTTACGCCGCTTCCATGCGTTCCTGCCTCTTCGAACCGGTATACGGCTTGCCGTCAACGAACGCAACACCGCCCCAGACACCCCAGCCCTCATGGTTGACAGTCGCCTTCTCCAAGCACAGCGCGAGCATTGGGCAGCCTGCGCACATCTCCGCCGCGACATCGGCCGTAGGTGGCGTCGCGTACATCACGAACTCGTCCTCGCGGCCGTCACAGTTGATACCCCAGTCATTCACCTTTGACTGCTCGAGCATGTAGTTGAACTCGGCGATGACCGCCTTCTTCGGGCGATGGATGGTGGGGACGGGTAGCTCGACGACGGGGCGGGATGGGCGCGCCTCGCGCAAGCGATCCCTGCGCCTTCTTTCGGTGTCTGCGTGCAATGCTTTGACCTCCGGTTTCGCGTTGTAGGTGCGGTGGTATTGGGCGTTCTGCTCGGGGGTGCTGGTGCTCATGCTTTATCCGGCGCCACAAACGCGAGACGCGCGATCTCTTCGGACGCGAGCAACACTGCGATAGGAGCTGCAGCCGTAATAGCCACGCCAACCCACGCGCGGTAATCCGCTAGATCCCCGTGCCAGAATGCGAGTGTGTGCGTGACATTCGCCGCGATCGAAAGCGCAGCGAACCCTCCGAGCCCGGCCAGCGTGCGCCAGGTTGAGTGCCCGCGGCTTTTGAAGATGATGAGGGAGATGGTGTACGCCAAGATCGCTGCGTCAATGAACAAAGCCGGTAGCCACTGCAGATAGACGGGCAGGCCCGTGTACGCAGCGACTTGGTAGATGCCGGCGAAACTTACCGTGAAGCTGGCGATCATAAGGATGCTCACCAGTGCGACCGCTAGCACGAGACTGAGCTTCGTGTCGGGAAGGAGCGGGCGAGCCCTCTTCGTCTCCGTCTCGACGATGCGCTTGAGGCGTTGCGCTTCTGCTTCGACCTTGTGGGCCGTTTGAATTTCGAGCGCCTTTAACTCGAGACGCTGGACGTTAGTCTTACGGCCGGCTGCTGATTTCGGTTTCACTTGTTGGTATACGAGTTCTTTGGTCATGCGAGACGTATCCTTCTTTCTAGGTCGGTGAGTTTTCTGTCGTCGATGGTGCGGCGATCGTCGATGAGGATGGATGAAATGCGGCGCATAGCGTCAATCGCATCGATAGTGTCAGCGCCATCCTGCCCCCAGTTGAATATGTAGATGCCTACTTGGCTAGCCGCCTCCTCCACCCTCCGCGCGTCGTCTTCAGCCTTGCGCTCGGCCAGGAATGCATCTATCGACATATCGGGCTCTCTGTTTGACCAAAGGACGTAGTCGTCTAGGATTTGGCGGTCGTCCATTATTTGGTTCCTCCGTTCAGTTCGATGCGACGCCCAATAATCAGGAAGCGCGCAAGGTTCACGCATTCAACGAATGCGGCTTCAAGTTCTGCGTCGGTCGCAAGCGGCGGCCAGTACATCCGCAGCTCAGCCGTCACCTCGGCCACAAATGCGTTAGGTGATACCCCGGCATTTTCGGTCGGGTTTCGAATGGATGCCACAATTCCTGGTCTGCTGCTCATGGCTTTTTTCCTGTCTGGATAGCCGCAGCAAACCGATGTTTTCCGAGTTCGTCATACCCGTCCCAGCAGATCAACTTTTCATTCATGATCGCCCCGCGGGTTTCTCCGCACTTGACGCACACGTCGCCGCGAGACCGCGTCATGAGAACGCCGCCGTTTTATGGTCTTCGCAGGTGAGTAACGTGTCGGTCGGATATTCGGAATCCATTTCGGTTACAACCCATATCGCGGGCGCTCCGCAGAGCCAGCACCGAGCTAACTCAAATTGCCTCATTGTTCTGTCTCCTCTCGGATAGCCGCAGCACGAGCGCGGAGCGAGTTGAGTGCCCAGACCGCTCTGGTGTGAGGCCGTTTGCCGATCCTGTCGAGCTGGCGATCCAGCGCATCAGCCGCTTCGCTGAGTACTGCACGATCGTGCTCGGCAAGCCATCCGTCGAATTCGGCACGGAGGGTGCCGCGCAGCGAGTTGAGGTCCGTTTCACCCTCGTCATCGGCTGTGCGCCAGGCGTAAGCCCATGAGTACATGTTGCGGATGCGATCTGTGGTCGGTGTGGACTTGTCGCCGTTCATTTGTCGTGGTCCTTTCGGATGGCCGCAGCGACCTCGTGGCACGCTTGGCCGTAGTATCCGTCTGCTTCGTTGTCGGCCATTAAGATTGCGATCTGTGCGGCTTCTTCGAGTGCTTGGGTGCGACCCGCAAGGAACACTGATGCCAACGGGAGCATGGGGCTTCGGGAGTGGAATGCACATACCGGATATGCGTTTCCCTCGCTCGGGTCAAGCCGCACCGCTACCGCTGGACGATCGCACGGTTGAAACTCGCCCCGGCGATCAACGCCCTCGGTGCATTCGCCAGGGAATTTCAACACGAACGAAAGATCCACGTTCGTGGGTTCTGGTGCGGTCACGAGATCACCCACGGCTCGAAAGTCTCGTCATCGAATCCATCCAGATCAGCGAAGTCGCGCATCAGGATCGGCTGTTCGCCGTGCTCGCGTGCTTCTGCGATCAGTTTGTCGTCTGACTCGGCGGTCACTTCGACACCTTCCCGGTGGTCGGATGCGAGCGCAGCAGGTTTGCGGCGTTCAACGCGAGGGCGATTTGAGCGGCGCGAATACCAGTCGAGGACGACGGCAAAAATGGATCTTTCATACACCTCTCGATGACCTCACTGGCTTCGAGCAGATTCTGGCGTTGCGTCATTGCCGTCTCGGCGGGTTGTGTAGCGGCAGCCTCGCTCTCTGGCAGCGTTGAGCGGTGCAGCACGAGAAAATTGGCCTGCATGTGATCGGCTGCGGATTCCAGCACGGCATGAGACCATCCCGGCAATCCCTCGGTCAGATACTCGGCAAGACTGTCCGCTATCTCATCCGCGGCCGCTTCGATCGCCCCGGCAATGCGTGGGGTAGCGGCAGCCTCAAGAACAGCGGCAAAAACGCCCGCGCGATCCAACTCGGTGAAAATCTGATCAGCTTTGCCGTCTGTTCGATCCCAAGTTCCGTCATGATTGTTCAGCATGGCGCGAATAATGCGCTGCGCTGGATGTAGCGCTGGTGCTCCATTCATTGAATCCTCCAATTCGTTAGTGGCTAAATGTTGGGCCAGGTGAAGCCGGCGCCAACAACGTCTTTCCTCAAATTCTTCCAGCCTCGAACATCCGAACTCGCCGCTGAATGCCATGAAATCGTCTTACGTGTGACCGGGTTGAGTGCCAGAAATCCGGCGTTCGTCTTGCGGACCACTCCGCCCTGCTTTTCGAGATAGACCGCTAACTTCGCTCGTTCGCGCCTCTGCATAAAAGTCGATCATACTCCTTACGCCGCCTTTAGTGTGTGATGCATAACGCGTGTTTCGGCAACGTTCCGCTCGAAAACCCCAACGTCGAGCGTGTCGTCGGCAACGATCTTGCAGTGCTGAAAGTCTGCGAGCATCGCATCATCGCCCGAGCGGTAGTAGCGCTTGATCGCCTGGTTGTTGATCATGTTGTTGTCTTCCTCTTCGACCCAGACCACGCGATTGCAAACCGCTTGAAAGCCGTCGAGACCCGTGGAGAATGCCTTGATCACGGAGACTAAAAATGGAATCTCCCCACGAAGGAACGCAGCCTTTATCTCATCGCGACGCGCAGAAGGTACATCGCCCGACCACTCGACCGCCTTGTAACCTGCGGCATTCATGCGATGGACGATCACCTTGGCGAAGCGCTTGCTCGCCACGTAGATAGCCACTGGGCGTCCAACCCAGTCGGGGCGATCGACAACCTGCCGCAGCGCGTGGAGCTTCATTGACTGGCAATCAAGCGCGTACTGAATGCTTCCATCCGGGGCGAAGGAGAGAACGCCCAGCGTCGCCTGGCGCAGTCGCGTCCGCTTCGTGATCGGCAGCGACTCGACCAGTGGCTCGAGGTCAGGGTGCGCGTTCAGCCATGCCACGCCATCCTCGACCAGCGAGTCGTAGATCACGCGCTGTTCGGGAAGGAGTTGGACATGCACGAGTTCGGGCTCCGGCACATCAAGTTCGCCGTCGATGCGGATGTAGCACGGCAGCGTCGAGACGTATGCTCCGGGGTTCTTCTCGCCAGTTATGTGCTGCACCGGGCCGAACTTGCCTTCGACCGGGCGACCAGACTTGCCGATGACGGGCTCGCGCGAGCACCATTCTGGCATCCAGCGAGTGAAGGCGCCGTCGATGATGTCGGGCCAGAGCCAGCGAGTGATGCTCCAAGCATTTTCGAACTTGTTGCCCACCCACGTACCGGACATTCCGAGTTTCCAATCGGTCGGCAGATTGATCAGTGTGAGCCGTCCAGCAGATTTCCGATTCGCAACGACGTGGATCTCATCGAACACAACCATGTCGAGCGGGCGCATTTTCTTGTAGGTGCCAAGGTGGCGACGCTTGTTGAGCGGAATCGGAAGGAGCTGGGGGCCGATCTCTTTCGCCTCCTTCAGGATGAGCCCACCGTCTTTGTCACGCTTCCATGCGAGGTTGCCAACTTCGTCGTACTCGCGCACCATCTCGAAGTCCTGGGCGGTTAGGTACTGGCTTCCAACGAAGAAGTGACCGTCCTTCCCCGCGAGCATCGCTGCGTAGTTGAGTTGCCCCTGCTTGGTAGCGTCAATCCGAAGGAGTCGAACAGCTCCATCCGACTGCGCCGCGAGACGATCGCGCCACTGTGCGTAGGTGTCTTTCACGCCTTCGTAAAGCACTCGTGTGAGCCCGAGTCGGATGACCAATTCGGCGGCCTGCAATGTCTTACCCGTATCCATGTTCGATGCGTTGCAGATCGCGTGCGTCGGCTCGTTGAGCATCTTGACGATCGCAGCCTCCTGCTCTGGTCGGATGAAGTCGGCGACCCAAACGCGTGATCGGTCAGCGGGGTGCTGAATCTTCTCCACTAGTTGCGCACCTCGAAACCGATGTCAGGTACCCAATGCTCACAGGGACGCTCGCTATCCGGCCAGCGGTAATCGCGGAGCACGGCGCGATCAGGATTCGGTAGACCCCACTCCGTGTAGACCAACGGCTCACCGTAGGCGCCATGAAGGTCGGTCAGCGAGGAGAAACAGTGCAGCGAATCATCGCCGTGGACCATTGCATCGCGGTCGGCACAGGTGATCTTGTGCCAACCGGAATGATCGAACATCGAACGGTCGCTCACGCCGCCAACTTCGCAACCGGGTGCGGGAAGAACGTAACCCCTCGGCCACGGCCCAACTGGTTGTTGATCCGCATCGCTTCGGCCGAAATCTCGCCGTATGTGCCCGTTTTGATCGGCGCATCCTCGAGCCCTATCGGCGTCCACTTGTCGTCGACGGTCGTCCAGTCGATGTCGCCGGCCGAATCGAGCGGCAACGCCCAGACGCCTTTCGGGTTCCCTTCCACCTTCACCAGATCCACGTCTTTCGCGTAGCCGACCTCGAGCGAGTAGAGGTTGTCATCTTTCACGCCGCCCGCGGCTTCGATGTTGCTTGTCATTTAGTGGCTCCTTCTACGATGCGAGCCCAGTTCGGCTCATTGATTTTGTTGCGCGCTTCGCCCAGAACCATTGCCGCAAGTTCTTCGTCTAGGTCCAGCGCCTTTTCCTGTTCGAACACCCACGCCCTGAACTCGTAGAGGCGATCGAAGTGTTGTGACACCTGACGCGGAACCTCATCCGATTTGACTGTGATCTCGTACTCGCCGCCGGGGTAGAAGCGAACGGTCGCGCTCCATGCGTTGTTGGCATCATCGAAGTCGAGTACTGCATCTTCGATCTCTTCGCGAGTGGGGGCGGTCTGGTCGCCTAGGGCGGTGGTGTTGTAGTAGGTCATGCGAGCACATTCTCTCGAATAGTTAAAGCATCAAGGGCGTCCAGCGTGCTGGGGAACATCTCGGGGGCCGGGGCATCGTCAGCGAATATCGACTTGCATTCCCACTCGTAGACGGGAACGGTATCTACGCGCGCCTTAGCGGCTTTCATCGCAGGCACTTCCACCTCCCGAGTGCCGACCAGCTTGCGCTCACACACCCCGTCACGATCCGCAAAGATCGTCAGGTTGAAGAAGCCGAAAAGCCCCTCCTGCGTGAGGTACATGGTCGAGCCGTTGAAGCCTTTCTCGAATGTTCCACCGAGAGTGCGGACCACTTTGCGGAGGATTGCTTTCTGGTCGACCTTCTCACCTCTTCCATTCCAGGTGGGGAGGAAGATTCCCATATCATCAGCATCGAAATGCGCCCGGACGCCGGTGTGACTGGTTCCGAACAAGTCCTCGTGGTCAGCAAGGAAATCTGCTGCCCGTCGTAGTGCCTCGGTATATGTGCTCATGCTATTTTCTCCAATCGATTTTTGAACGTTCGGTGTAATGCGTGGCTCCGGTGCTGACGTTCCGCAGTCGGAAGTGGTTCTTATCGTTCGTGACCTCCACATAGCAGAGGCCGCGATGGTAGGCGTAGCCGATGATTTGAGTGGCCACGGCTAGGGGTTGAGACCGAGAACGACGCGCTCATTCGCGTTGGCAAGCTGACTCAGTGCTTCGCTCGCCCACTCGTTGTAAACGCTGCTCTCGATGGGTATCGCGGCCAGCGCGATCAGGTTCGCAATCCGCTGTTGCTCGGCGTGATACATGGTTGCGTGAACTTGAGCGAGTGCCGCATATAACTCAGGCGGCTCTTCGTTTGGAATTACGATTCCATTCAAGTTCGCGATCGCCTCCGCGCTGTGATCCATCACGCCACCCCCGTCCCGCGCTCAACCAGCTCGAAACCCCCATGATTCAAATACCCCGCGCTGTTGAACCGGGGCAGGTTGCCGACGTGCGGGCCTTCGTAAAAGACCGTGACGCCGACGTCGCCTTTGATGTGGCGCATGGACTCCACGATCCTCACGCGGCCGTCAACGCGGATCGTATCGCCGGGGTTTATCTCCGTTGCCAGCATCTAGTTCACCCCCGCCGCAAAATCCCAAGCAGAATCGCTCACGCCCTGATTCCAGCCGTCTTGGTATGCCTTTTCGCTTGGCTCCCCTTCGTCATCAAAAGGTTCCCCGTAGTATGCCGCGTTATAGCCGCGATTCCATGAGCCGGGCTGCTCGACCGTGACGTAGTGGTCGTAGGCACGTTCCCTGTCCGCAAGCATCAGTCGTTCCCTTCCAGAAGTCGCAGTAGGTCGATCAGGGCGTCCCTCGCGCCGGCTTCATCCAGTACATCGCGTGCGGCGCTCATGGCTTCTTGAACCTCGTTTGTCAGGAACGTTGCGTTACCCTCCGTGTCGATAGCCACTAAATCTCCGTCATTGACGACGATTTTGAGGCGCGTGAACAGGCCCGAATCAATCTGCACTATCACCGTGTCATCGTCCTCCGCGGACGGGTACGCGCTTACTGTGAGCACCGTCGAGCCGCTCGCGTCGTCGAAGTCGATCGTGCCGTTTTTGTGACCGTTCTTCTCGTACAGCGGTTCGAGCATTTCTCCTGTGTCGAAAATGGACATGCTCGGGTTTGCTTTGCGCGCTGCTTCGGCGGCGTATCGGTCGAATTTGGTCATGCTGCAATCTCTCTTTCTGTCGTCGCAATCAATGCTTCGAGGTCGCTAAATGCGCCCGCGAGTTCAAGCTCGGCGCGGGTGTACGTCGCCAATACGTCGGGATTGGTGATCGACTGAACGTGATAGCCGTAGATCTTCTTGGGGTCCCACGACGGCTGTCCTTCTTCTTTTTGAGGGAGAGCCCGATAACCAGGTATCGCCCGCCGATACCGTCAACTCGCGTCACGCCGTTGCCGAGTTTGAATGGCTTGTTGGTGGTCATTCGCCCGCCGCCATCGCGTCCCTAACCAGGAGCGCCAAGCATCCCGCGTGCCACCGATAGCAGCCCTCGTAGTGCGTGCCGATCTTGCCTTCGTGCGTGGCGATGACTTCGGCCAGGATTTGCTCTAGGCGGGTCATCGAAGGGCCGCCAGCCGGCTTAGGACCTTGCTTTTATAGCGCCGAGTATTCTTTACGTCACATGCTCGACAATGCCGTCTGCCATCTTTGCTGCGGCGCGTGTTTTCCTCGGTGAACTCGTGGCCGTGGATGCAATGGGTTTGATTTGCCCAGTGATTCGTGCCGTGGCGAAGCTGATCGGCCATGTTCTCGGAATGAGTACCCCAAGCCAGGTTGCTCGCTGCGCAATTGGTCTGGTTTCCGTCGAGATGGCGAGCCTCCATGCCTTCGGGCTTTGGGCCATGGAAAGTAACTGCGACGAGGGTGTGCAGTTTGTAGTTTTTGCCCGCCACGGTCACTGTCAAATAACCCTGATTATTCGGGCTAGGTGAGAGAACTTTTCCAGTAGCGAATCGAGTGAGGTTGCCGCGTAGTTTCACGACTCGATCGAGTGAGCGAATGCGTCCAAGGCTCGAAATCTCATGACTCGACTCGTGCCCGACAATAGACGCCCATGTCTCAGTCATTGAGTGCCGCCAATCTCTGTAGAACTGCTCTGGCGTGCTCGATCTGGGCGGGGGCGGCGTCTGGTGGGTAGTACTCCTGGCACCATGAACCGCTCTCGATCGGCTGCCCTTTCGTCGCACTCAGCCAATGCCCCGAGGACATTGCGCGGAATTCGTCATCATCCTGGCCCTGCCAGTCATCGCGGAACGCTGACAGGATCGGGTTGACGGGTGGGCGCTTCCCTCGATCGACGTACAGGTATGCAGCCGAGCTAAATGCGTCCATTTCCGCCTCGCTTGACAGTTCTCCGCTTGACCAGCGCCAGTACGACGGGATGCACTCGGGACGCGGCGCGAAGCGGGTTACTACGATTTCACCAAAGCCGTTCTCATACCGAGCTTCGGTCTGAGCAGCGCACTCAGCAGCAATGCGCCGTGGCGCAGTGCCGTTGTAAGTGCGGATGTACGGCTCCTTGTCGTAGCCGTACTTGGCTTGGAGCTGGGCGTCGGTCATCGATGTGAAGCTCACTCTGCCCACCCCACAAGCGCCTTGAGGGCTTCGCGGTAGTCACCGAGGGAGGATGATCCACGGCTGAGGACGCGGGCGGCGCCAGTCAGGTCCGAGGTTCGCACTATGGACGCTGACGTAAGTGCGTTGGCTGCCTCGTTCATTACTTCGCGGATCGCCCACGCCGGGTGTGCGGTTGGCGCTTTCGCGATTCGCTCAAGCTCGTTCGCGATTGATGCGTTGTCTCTCACTGCTCGACCTCAATCACTTCAGTGATCCAATAGAAGTCGCTCAGAAGATGAGAGCCAGGACAGTCGCCGTTTTCTTCCCAGAAGGAGAAGCTGATCTCGTTGTCAGAGTACGTGGCGATGATGAACGTTCCGCCTTCGCTGCCGTTCTGAGTCGTGCACCAGGCACGAACTACGTCGTCCGAATCTTCGCACCAACCATCAAGCATCTGACATGCGTCATCTGTGTCGATCCTCCAATCGACATTGCCGTCATCATCCGTGATCTTGTCAGCCAGATACTCTCCCGGCGCTCCATCCGTGACGCTGATGTGCACCAGCACGTCGTAAATCGTTTCTGTCACTTCGTAATCCTCCTTTGTCCTCGTGCTAATTAGCGGCTAATGCCGAGCTTCTTTTCGAGCTTGACGCGCTCGATACGCGATTCAGCGAACGCGATGCGCAATACCTCGCCGAATGAAATGTTCTGCTCGCGCATGATGCTCGCTTGGCGTTCCGGAATCGACTCGCTCACTCTGGCCACCCTTTCCCCTCGACGTACTCCCGCGCCTCGACCTGATTGGCCGCGGATTCGTACATCCACTTGATGGCCAGGTGCCACTTGCCATCGATCAGCATTTCGCTGGTCGCTACGAACATCGGCCGGCCGTCACTGTCAGGCTTGACCGTGAATGTCTCGTGATCGATCCCGGCGTGCTTCGCGCTCCACAAGTCCCAGTCGCCCCATGCATTGATCATCGCGGCTAGCGCCTCGTCGTCGAGCTGAAGTGTGAGCGTCTTTCCTTCTGCGTCGAAGGAGTAGCGCTCGTCCAGCGGGTCGATGTAAAGCTCTTCGGCAGTCTCCACCGCATAATCGGCCGTGATGTCCAGAAACGCTTTGATCGTGTTGAAGTTGCGGGTTTTCATACCCCCGCGATCCTTATCGCCAAGCCGCGCGATCGGAACGCCCATGGTCACTGCGCGACGTGCGGCTCTTGAGGCGTCGATCTTGAGCCCGGTCAGCTCCGCCTCTTTCATCGCCGCGTACCGTTCGTCAGCGTCATGTCTGGCGATCACCAGGATGCCGTAAGCGGCCTCGAAAGCTTTGAGGTGCGCCTCCTGTGTCGCGTCGAGCTTGGTCACTTAATGCGCTCCCAAATCGTCACACTGCCGTCAACGTCGCTAAAGCGCTCGATCCAGTCGGCGAAGGATGGGCCTAATCTGCCATAGTCGGCGTCGTAACAAAGGGTGATCAAGTCATTGATCGTCATCGTTGCGGCGTCGTTCTCTGTCAGCCCTACCCATTCGAGCAGCTCGGCGAGTGTGGTTTCACGACAGTAGTTAATCGTTTCGACCTTGGTTAGGTTTAGCGCTGCGTCTAGCGCGATGTCGCTTACCACTGTCCTGTCATGTCCGCTCATATCCGAGCCTCCATTTCCTCTAAGTCTTGGTTTATGCCCTATTTCGGTACTTAAAACTCTACCACTGGCGGACACTTGATAGCCACTAATCGGTAGAACTATTTGCTGATGTCGTGTTTATTCGTGGATGTTGATCGAGCGTGGCTCAAACTTGTGAGCTTGAAACCCGCATAAGTACTGGGATGTTGTTTCACGCTCTTAACCCCTCTTAACAATAACTAACTACATATATATGTAATACATAGATGAATACACGGGGTATCGGGGGTACCCCCCTGTTTGCGTTTCCGCTAGCCACTAAACGCGTAGCTCAAACAGCCCCACAACAGCACCGCGAAACACGCCACGGTGACCGCTACGCGCACAGCGTGACGCCGGCGTAAGAATCTTTGGTGCTCGGCGTATTCGACATCCACCTGGCGGAGATCGCGAGCGTGCTCTGTCTCGGCTACTAAGCGCGCCATACGGGTGCGGAGGTCTGATTCGCGAAGGGTCATTTTCTAACCTCCGAGTAGTCGCGCCAACCGTTGATTGATTCGCCGGCGTACCAGCGCGACTCTTTGCGCCAAAGCTCGGCCATGAAGCCTGACTCTCGAGCTTCTTGCGCTTCACGCATCGTTTCAAACGTGTCGATACGGTCGCCAGCTAGCGCGGCGTCCCCGTCATCTGTTACCAGCGCCCAGCGGCGGGTTTCTGGGATGCGCTCAACTCGCCATGTCTCGGGCGGGTTCTCGATGTGTTGTGCCTGATCGAAGACGGTCATGACTCGTCCTCTTCAATCCAGTAGCGGCAACCGTTCTTGGCAGCTTGCCAGCGCTTCAATTCAGCTTCGGCAGCTTTCCAGCCACGAAACACTCCTATGATCGATAGCGGTTCGTTCTTGCCCGTGCTCGTGGCCGCGTAAAGGGTTTTGATCGTTTGCATCATGCTGCCTTTCTGTTTGCGCGGTTGTCGTCTGCGGTTAGCCACTGCGGGCTCCATGTTGGCTCTGCGTCGATGTCCGACCACGGGTCGAACGTGCCGTTGTTCATGATCATGAGGAGCGCGACGTTGGCCGCTACGGGGCTAGCTAGTGTCGGCAACGGTACCGGCTCGGTACGACGTTTCGGCTTGTGGGGCGCTACGTGCCTTGCGATGCGTCGCTTCATGGTGTTACCTCCGGTGGGTAGATGGAATCGAATTTGGCTTCCGGCATGGTGTCATGCATTTGAATGCAGATAAGCCCGGCCCTCGATCCGTCATATTGGCCGTTGATGTCAAACCGCATCAGATAGGCGATGCAGTTCTGTATCGGCGTCAAGGCTGGCGCCACGATGGGCTCCGGCGTGTTGGTCGCTACCGGGCTTGAATGGTGCCGTGGCGCGCTGTGAGCCGGTTTGGTGCTCGCGGTGGGCATTGACCCCAGCATAAGCAGAGCGCCCGCCACAGCGGCGATAGTCAGCGCGGCGATGGTCAAGGCGTGATTGGTCTTCATGGGAGCAGCACCGCCGCGATGATGACCGCAATGACGATGATGGGGGTTAGGAGGACTAAACCAGCCATCCCGGCATGTCGTTCGCCCCATTCCTTCTCGGCGTTCATGACTCCACCCCCTGTGGCTCGGATGTGTTATGCACGGTAACCGGCTCGACCAGAAACTGAATCCCGGTCCCGCGGTAACGCGACTCGGGAGCTGCGGTGATGTGCTCGTAAGCGCCATGGCGCGGGGTGCCGGGGGTTGTCTCCTTCGAGACGATGACCTCCACCCCGGCTTTGACATAGCCGCGTTCGAGCGTCCAGCGGGGTACGGTTTCAGCAACGCGCTCCCAGAGCGACCCCTGTACGGCGTGACGGTGCTTAGGTCGTGCCAGGGTGGCCCGTGTACGGTTCAGCGCCACAGTGAGGCAGTCAGCGCTTTTGATGACGTTGCGCAGCGGAGTGACGATTGGGGCGGTCATTCGGTCACCGGCTTCGCATAAGTGACCATGCCACGGCCATTGAGCGTGAACTCCACGAGCGAATCCCGGAATTCAGGATTGTTGATCGCGTAACTGATCGACGCATCGGATGCGGTCTTGACGATCACTAAGTTGCTGCGCCAGTTGACTCCTTCGCCAGTAGCGACAGGCGTGCCCTCGATCGTGGCAAGCTCAATGACGAGCGTGTAACGCGGGTTTCCGTTGACGCTGTTGTCCTCCCGCTCGATCAGCTTGATTCGGCCTGTGATGGTTTCGGCGTTACTCATGCGCTGTACTTCCCAGCGCGAATCGCCTTACGCTCGATCGTCTGTGCCTTACCGGCAGCGGTCGACTTGTGCGTGTTGAACCTGCGTTCCTTGTTGCGGGTCATGATTGGTCCTCTGTTCAATCGTTAGTGGCTAACGGTGTGCTAGCGTGCCCCGCCAAGTCGCGGGCTTGCGTGGTGTCATCACGCGGGGCTATGTGCGTTCGGGCCTTAGACGCCGAAGATAGCACCCTGTGACGATGCGCGATAGGGCAAGCGCCTAACATGTGCGCGAACTTTAGTTATGGCAGGGTTGGACTCATACGCCTCACGCTGTCTGCGCGCCGCGTCCTGTGCTGCATCCATGCGCTGTGCGTGAATGGCATCGAGGATGGCGTACCCGTTGGGTACCTTGACAGGCGATGGTGTGATGGTTACATTGATCAACATTCGATGCTCCTAAACGGTTATCGGATCATGCCCCCGGCCTATTCATGTAGGTGCGGGGGTCTCTCTTTCTTCGTATTTATAGCATACCAGAATAGAGGGTCAAAACCTAGCGAAAGCAAGAATAAATGTATGGGAATATTCGCCGGCGGAAACGGGTCGAAAGAGTTGACATCGGATGGTCATTCGTGATATGCTATAAAAGAATTCAGAGGGGAGCCGAGGGAGCGGCTTGCCTGCGCCAGCTCTTGCCCCTCGCATACGCCGACCAAGTTCGGGCCGAAATTTTCAATCTGCTATAACCCAGAAAGTTTGGTATGTTATAAACATGAATCCGTGCTTCGTATCCCATTGCGATCGTCCGGCCGTCGCGCAACGTTTCGGCGCACTCTGCCACGCCCATCAGATGTGGTCACGTCGCACCGGGCGCGATCCAGAAGAGCATGAGCTGAAGGCCGTAACGATCAACCTTTGCCTTGTAAGCGATTGCGAACGTCAAGCGACATCTCACGGACTCTGCAGTAGTCATAGAAACGCCGTTCAGCGCGGTAACATCCCGGTTCCCGAGGGTTCAACGGCCACTCTGAATCCGAGATGTGACGCGTGGCCGGGATGCACAAATCGCGCCATGTCGCCGAGGGGCGGCGAGTGTCAGACGCACTATGTTCAGCGGAAGGTCGCGATCAAGCGCCTCGAGAACGCATGAAAGCGCGACCTCACAGAGGCACCTCACGAGCACGACGTCTTTGTGACATGGAACGCGCACCGGGGCGGTCCCATGCCTGGTCAGCGTCAACTGCGAGGGTCGCGAAAGGTTCCCTCCTCATCACTGCCCCTTTGCCCGCTCTGCGGCCCTCGCATACGCGGCTGCCACCGCGTCCCTCTGCGCCTGCGTAGATTGCGGCTCGACCGGCACGGGGCGCTTGCGGTGCTTCACTGCACCGAAGAATATCGCCCCCATGCCCAGCATCGTGCCCGCGACCCATACGAGGATCGCCAAGACGATGATGCAGAGCAGGATGACGATGAGTATGAGCATAGCCAGAGCATAGGGCCAGACAGCGACAAAGGGCCATGGGCAAGCATGAGAAATCTTCGGCCCCAGACGGATTGCGACCCACCTCTCCCCGAAAAAATTATCAACCGATTTTCGCTGATACTCGGAAAGTATCGCCTAGCAGATACTTTTCAAGCGCTTTGGGTTAGCGGCTAAACTCGGACCAAGCTTCCGGCACAGCGCCGGATAGACCGCGTGATGCGGTTGAACGAAAGGGGCGAGATGCCCAAGGAAACTATCGCAGCAACTCTGGTCGACAACGGCGAGGATGGCGCGTACGCAAACACGCTGAAGATCTCATGGGGGCCGAAAGGCGGAGCCCCAGAAGCGCCCGATGGCTGGGTGAACGCTGGCTACGCGCAGCTGGTCATTGATCAGTCGGACGAGAGTGGTTTGCCTGCCTATGTGATTCTCGGGGAGGATGATGTTGCCCGCCTCCTTCGCACCCTGAAGAAGGTTCGCCGCCGCGCGTTCCGCGAGACCGATTACGGTGTGGGTGAGATTAGCCGCTAAACTCAAAGCGTTCCCGTTGAAAGAACGTAACAACAGAACCCCACGATGAGCACCGCGCCCTTCGGCTATCGACCATCGTGGGGTTCTGTTACGTTCGGCAAACACCCCCGTTCCGCCGTCAGCGGAACGCCCCCATTACCGGAACGTTGTTAGCCACTAAATCCCGCGCGAGGTGTAGGATGGAGTCTTAGCCGACGTGAGGGTCGGCTATCTGAGGAAAGCAAGCGAACGGAGGTTCACGCATGGCTAATGGAATACAGATTTCAATCGGCAAAGTAATGACCGATGAAGAGATTTTCGAGCAAGACGTGGAGGCGCAGGTACAGAAGTTCCGCGAATATGAGTACGACACTCGGGTTCGCGAGGAGGCCGAGCGTCGCTGGGCGGAGGAGTCGAAATGACCGGCGCACCAAACAAGATCAGGGTCACGGTCGACGTAACCACCAGGCCCGCAGACGTGCTCGACCAGATCGCGAAGACATTCAGCGAAGCGGCGGACACGCTGAGGAGCAACGCATGAGCCTCACGGCCGAAGACCGCAAGACGCTGGCGGAAAGCTTCATCATCGAGTACCTCGAGCGGGAACCGGAATTCCTTGACGTGGTGGAGTTCATCGAAGACAACGCCGAGGGTGACATCGAACTCGACGACATCACTGATGAGGACACTGCCGCCGTGTATCGGCTAGCTGTTGAAACTATCGACTCCCTCGCCATCTACTACGCAGATCGGATCGCAGTATGAGCGCCATCCTCTACGAGGCCGAGATCGACGTGAAAGTCGGCCAGATCCGCCTGAACGGTGTCGAAGGCGCGGTACAGGCATTCGCCAACGAGGAAGCGTGGGAGGAGTGCGACGAGATCGCCACCTTCGAAAGCGCGGAGGCCGCCTACGACTTCATCGACCAATTCGAGCGGGCTCTGGCGGATGCCGGTTTCCACAGGGCGGAGGATTTCGCATGACCCACATCGAAACCATCCGTGCGCTCACGAAGGCGGCCGACGAAGCACGTGATCAGGCCAGTCGCAGTACCAGTGACGCCGCCAAGATGCTAGTGCTGTCAGGGCAATACAGGGCCGAGGCCGCCAAATTTGAGGCCCGCGCTGCCCAGTACGAGGACTCCATCGACGCGCTACAGGCCATTGCGACGAGCGAGGCAACGGCATGAGCAAGTTCACGCGCAACATCAATGCCCCATTCGAGGCACCCGAGCCCGATTTCCGTAAGGGCAGGTTCTATTCACTGGCTCGGCTAGTAGGCGTCGCGGACAAGAATTACGACGCCTGGTGGGAAGGGTTTCGCCATATCGCCAATGAACACGGGTTCGGGTGGGACATCATCACGCCCAAAGTTCTCGATGGTGCATATCGGGCGAAGGATGGGATGCGGAAATGACCACCAACGCGCAAGCCGCACTGCAGGCCGCCGTGACGTTTCATTCGCGGCTGAACAACGCAATCAACGGCAAGTCCCGTCACTCGGTCGAATACACGGCCGACCAGTTCCTGGTGTGGCTGGACGAGAACAGCGAATGGCCGGTATCCGAGCCGACGTTGACGATCGTCGAGTTGAGCCCCGCCGATCGGGAGCTCCTTCGCGAACTTCGTCCGACCGTATTCAATACACCGCTCAATGGGCAGCAGGAGGCAGTACAGGAGAATACGGTTCTCTATCGTCTAGCTACGGCGCTGCATTACAAGCATTCGGAGCCGGGCAAAATCGATGCTGACCCCGAGGAAATAGTCAGCAGGGCAGTCGATGCCATCCGCACCTGCGAAAAGAATGACTCGCTGACCCCAACCTTCGACCACGACTTCTCGAAGCCGGGGCTCTTCGGGGGCGGGGAATGACAATGTACGGAAGCATCCTTCCGCCGCACGAGCACTCGTTCATCGTCAGCGAAGGCGTGGTCATTTGCTCTACGTGCGGCGCTTATCCGAATGGAAGAATGACGGTCGTCCAAACGACGTCGGGGCCGATCGCATGACCCACACCATCTCCTTCATAAACGAGGACGGCGCCACCGCCGAATTCCAGACCGAGGCGGACAACATGCGGCAGGCGCTTGCCGAGGCGCGGGGGTCGCTTGCCGCGATCCCTGGCGAGCACGCATGGCGCGTTACCTCATTCATCCCCGTACCCGACACGATCCCGGAACCTGCAGAACCCACCGAACCAACACCAGTAGAGGAGCAAGAATCATGAGAAGCCACGAAACGCTGATCGACCTAGTGTTCATGAGACAGCCCGACCAGGACGACACGAGCCGCGAGGCGGGGGTGTTGCGCGACATCATTGAGGCGCATTACAACCTTGCCGGAGCAAACAGCGACTTCGGTATCAAGGTAATCGAGATCATCGAGGAAGCCTATGTTTTCGCGGAACTGAGCACCGAAGGAGAAACCGCATGAGCATCATCAGAATCACCACGGAATCCGGCAGCGTCTACGAGGTTGACCCGACCGGCCACAAATTCCGCAAAGCGCAGACAACCGACGAGTCCGGCGTCGACGAGTTCCCGTGGCGCAAATACACCGAAATTCGGCAGGGCGGTTACGCGCAGATCGGAGACCCGGACGAAAACAACTACACCCCATTCGAGGTAGTCACACCGTCAAAGATTACTGTCGGCCGCCAACTCCATTTCAATGGGAGCCGCCTCTGGGATTGGGTACGTACCAGCCCGGTCGTCAAAGTCACCCGCATCAAAAGCAAAGGAGTCGCGGCATGAGAACCCACGACGCGCTAATAGATCTAGTGCTCGCACGCCAGCGCAGGACGAAAGAGTTGAGTCGCGAGGCGCAGGTCGTCATCGACATCTTGAAGGAACATAACAAGGCGCTGACAACAGGTTTCGGCGACAGCGTAATCTCCATTATCGAGAACGCTTACATTTTGACCGACACGGTAGGGGAACGCTCATGAGCGAGGCACAGAAAGCTTTCATCATCGAGCAGGCGGAAGAGTTGGCTGCGTTCGAGGCTGACTACAACGACATGGTGAAGCAGCGCGATAAGGCCGAGCGCGATGTCGACTATCTCGAAGGCTTGAGGCGTCAACAGGACGCCGCCAAGAAGGAGGCTGCCATCCAGGAGAAGGTCGACGGCATTCGTGCAGGATTGATCCCGGTCGAGGATCTGCGGAAGGCGATCATTGACAGCGAGAGAGTTGATACGGTGGCCCGCGTCGAATTGGGTTTTCTCGGCACCGATGATCGCATTCAGCAGGCCATCCGTGACGCGTTGATCCCGGCGAAACCGCAATCGAAGCCCGGCGGATACGCACCCGCGAGGTCGAAGATCGCGACGTCAAATCCCTTCGGAACCTTCGTCGCGGCCGTAAATAAGTACTACCCCGGCTACGGATACGGAGCCTGATCATGCCCGAGACAGCCACTAATCGCCGCTTTTACGAGGGTCCAGACGTCGAAACGCTCAACATTTTGATCGAATTGGGCGAGATTGTGGCCCATTCGGAGCCGATCGTGTGGGACATTGTGCCCGCGGACACGGAAAGCACACGCACAGCCCTCCTGACGGCCGCCGCAGACGCGATACTGGGCCTGAAAGCACTCCGCGCTCACCGTATCCGTGCTAAGCGCCTCAGCGAGCCCGAGCGGGCGCATAAAGGCTACGACTTCCGGCTGCCGGTGTTTCCGGGCGGTGATGCTGCGTGAGCATCATCGTGTGTCGGACGTGCGGTGGCCCGATAGCGGCCGTCCCACTCCTCGGATGGGTACATTTCGACCCGACGCAAAGTTTCGATCACGCCCCGAGGCCCAAGAAATGACCATCAACGACCCCGACCGCCCGCCGGAGTTCAAATGGTACGAATGGGCGACATTGGCCGTTCTCTTCGTGCTGGCCGTGGCCGCGATCGTTTGGACGCAATCGTGACCCGCGTACTCGTGGACCAGGACGGTGTGCTTGCTGACTGGGGCAAGACGTGGGATAAGACACTCGCGCTCTACGGCGCCAGTTATGCGATCCCCCGCCACGCTAACCAGCGCTCTTTCGACCTGAAAACCGGCCTCAATTCCGATGACAAGGCGATGGTCAATCGCGTGATGGAGACACCGGGTTTCTACGCCGACCTCGAGCCGATTCCGGGGGCTGTCAAGGCGCTGAAGGAGATGCTGGCAGACGGTCATGACATTGCGATCGTCACGAGCCCTTACTACTCGAATCCGACGTGCATCGCGGACAAAATCGAGTGGGTTCGCCGGAATCTCGGTCAGTCGTGGGTTTCGCGCATCATCTTGGCCGCGGATAAGACGCGCGTCTCGGGCGATGTGTTGATTGACGACAAGCCCGCCATCACCGGAGCGCGAATACCCGATTGGGAGCATGTTCTCTTCGACCAGCCGTACAACCATGAAGTTGTCGGAAAGCGTCGGATGTATAACTGGAATCACTCAGAATGGTGGCTCGCAATCAACCCGCTACGCGTTCCGGCCGGATCGAAGGCTTTCGCATGACTGAGATTCGCACCACATCATCCACCGGGGGCGAAAAGGGGGTCAAAGAGCAAAGGTTCGACCTCATCCCGGTCGGCGCTCTCACCGCCCTTGCTAGCCACTATGGTGTCGGCGCCAAGAAGTACGCCGATAACCAGTGGCGCAAGGGCTACGAATGGTCGAAATCTTATGCCGCTTTGCAGCGTCACTTGACGCAATGGTGGGGTGGGGAAGATATCGACGAAGAGACGGGTTCTAGCCATATGGCCGCAGTCGCGTGGCACTCCTTCACGCTGCTCACATTTATCGAAGAGCACCCCGATTTCGATGATCGGTTCAAGTCGTGACCGCCCCAATCGAACCAGGCGACCACGTTCGCATCGGTGACGGTGACGTTGACTGGGTGGTGCAGACGATCGAGGACGGACGCGCGAAACTGCGCTCCGGCATGACGGGCCGCTTGATGTGGGAAGTGCCGCTCACGCGGCTTTGGCTGAGGGTGAAAGGCATCAAATGAGCATCGACAAGTACACGGGCGCTGCATACCCCAAGACGTGCAAACTCCTGAAAGACAATCACATCGCGCCCGAAGATGTCGTAGTCGAGGGAGTATCTCTAGCCGGATACTTCACATTCAACCGTGACAAGAACGCGAAACGCATCTTGAATCGCTTCGGCTTTAATAAGACGTGGCATGAGTGGTCACGGCCAGAACTCGGCGAGAAGGTCATCGAGACAATGGCGAAGGACCGGCCATGATCGACCCAAACCGCTTCACTACGGTCAAAGTCAAAGACCTGACGCTCGTCAACCTTTACGACCGAGTGCTCGTGTTGGGCAAGGAGAACCACGCGGGCCAGCTTCTTGGCTGGGATTCGGAGGACGACCAGTACTTCTACCTGCTGCTCGGGCCGACCGAACATCTCCGGCGCTATTTGGTCTCGGCGGACGCGGATATCCAGATCCTTGATGCCGAAACAATGCGGACGCCGGTCGGGCACTTCGCGGTCTGACCGGCAAATTTAGCGGCTATGCGACGATTTGCGCCCGCCTCACGCTACATTCTGCAGGTACCGCTCAGCACCCATGCTGACCGTCTCCCAGATGCCCATCTCCATCATGAATGCCCGCATCAACGTCGCGCGGTCAAGCTCGATGCAATGGTCTTCGAAGGTGATGAAAACGGAGTCGGGTAGCAGCTCGTTTCTTCCGTCAATATCGAGCGTCCTACTACCATCGATGTCCCCGATTTTCACTGTGAATCCCCTCAGATTGCTGTGTTGTTGGTGTGCAAGTTATCATCGTTTCAAATTTTAATCCTGCCCCCCATTCGGGGCGCTTTTTGACAATTTAGTTTGCATTTCGTCGCTCGAACGGCATAACCTTACATATGCGAGCCACTATGCCCGACTTTGTTCAGGCTCGCATGATGAGAGGAAAAGCTGGTGAGCACCACAACAACCACGAAGCCACTGCCCGAAGTTAGCGGCTACAGCGACGAAATAACCCTCTATGCAACGCGCTACAAGCAGGGCGGGAGAACCGTCTACAGCCTCGACCTGAGCCTCGCGCAGGTCGCATCCATGATCACGCGGCCCGACCCGACTGCCACCAACCCCGGCAACCGGCAGATTCGCCCACCCCATGCTGAAGCGTTCGGTAAGTACATCCGCGAGCATGAGGACTGGATCATTCCGGGAATGCTCCTTCGTTCCCCCAACATCTTCAACTTCGACATCCAAGCCGACCTCGGCGGGGTGCAGTTCGGGATTCTCACCTTCTCGCGGCAGACGCTCAACGACTTGCATATTCTGGACGGCCAACATCGTATCCTCGGGGTTTATCTGGGTTTCGACGCGCTGAATCGCGACCTCGACAAGGCACGATCCAACCTGGCGCTCGCGCGTCGCAACGAAGGCGCAAGCGGGGCTGCGGTGAAAGACGCCCAGCGCCGAATCGCGGCACTCGATAAGACGCGCAAACGTCTCGATGATGAGCGGGTGAGCCTGCAGATTTTCGTGGAAAGCGACCCTGTGGCGTACCGCCAGATGTTTTTCGACATCGCCGACAACGCCCTCGGTATCACGGCCTCCGTCCGAACCCGGTTCGATTCCCGCAAGGTCGTCAACCGGGCGCTGCCCTTGGTCAGCGATTCTCATGAATTGCTGAAGGCGCGTGTGGATGAGGAAGGCGATCGGGTCGGCCGCGGGTCGGTCTACCTGATGGGCGCGAAGCATGTCGCCGAAATCATCCGCACTGTCAACGTGGGGCTCGACGGTCGGGTGAGTCGCCGGCAGGAGGAAGAATTCGATGAGAAGGTGATGGCCGATAAGACCAAAGACTTTCTTGATGTTCTGACCGAAGCCTTCCCCCAGATGCGGGCCATAACCCTTGGTCAGTTGACCACCGACCAGCTCCGTCGAACGTCGCTGCTTGGTTCGGTGCTGTTCCTGCGCGTGCTGGGCGGCGTCTATCATGATCTGCTCGACCCGGAACTCCATGCATGGTCGCGCGAAGATGTGGTGAAATTCTTTGCCAAGCTGGCACCACACCTCGAAGGACCGGCGTATCCGGGCTCGATCTGGCTCGAACACCTGCCCGAGATCTACACGGACGGAAGTTTCGGCCCGCGAGGTCGGCGCCAGGATCTTCAAGCCCTCAAGATCGCGCTCGTCGACTGGGCGCTCGACAAGCCGAAGTGGCTGAACGCGAAGCCAGCACCCCGGCCTGAAGACGTCCCTGAAGAGGTGTCGACGGAGGAGGAAATGCGCGTGGTCGACGAGATTCTGGCGCGCAAGTAGCCAGAGCGAAGCGAAACCCCCGGCACCCAGTGGCCGGGGGTCTCTTCGCGCCCAAACGTTTACACATGGCAGGTATGTGTAAACGTTCTTTCGCGAGTGAACCTGAGGGTTGCCTGTAAACTGGCTGAATGGAGACGCTACGGTACGAGCCCGACAAAGGACTCGGCAACATCGACCGCATCCTCCTGCGCGGAGCGGCTGCGCATAAATCGTGGAACGAAATCTCGAAGCTCACCAACGGGGTGCTGAAGCCTGCCGAGTGCGCGGTGCGCGTCACGGACATCCTCGACGAGCGTGACCCGCTGAGTGAGGCGCAGAAGAAGCTCCTACTCATCGACGACATGATGCAGGTCAAAGATCATCTCATGGCTAAGGCGCTCGACTTCAACAATATGGATGCGGTCAAGCCGCTCATCTCGATTCTCACTCAGCTCGACAAAACTATGGCTGCTGAAAAGTTCGACATGGGGAAGGCGATGTCGGAGATTTCGCGGGCTCATGCTGGACTCATGTTGCAGGGGATCTCGATCACTTTGGAGCGCTCATTCCTCGAATTGGAGAAGCGCTATCCCGAGGTGAAGAAGTCTGAACTGACCGAGATATTCCAGGTCGCGATGCCTGACGCGATTCGCGAAATCGAGAGCCGGATACCCGGAGAATGAGTGGCTACCTCTCCTCCCTCCTCCCCACGCTAGAAGAGCACTTTGCCGACCGCGCGAAGGCGGATCTGTATTTCAACGATCCAGTACTTTGGGCCAAAGACATGCTGGATGTTGACCTTTGGTCGAAGCAGAGGGAGATTGCCTATGCGGTTCGGGACAATTCCCGTGTTGCCGTCGCTGCCGGCCACGGCGTTGGCAAAAGCTTTGTTGCTGCGGTACTCATGGCATGGTGGATCGACAACCACCCGCTAGCGCCCGGCCCAGACGGTTTTTCGCAGACAATGGTGGCGTCAACAGCACCATTTCAGGAGCAGATAAGCGCGATCCTATGGAATAATCTGCGTCAGATTCACACGCTCTCCAAGATGCGGTTCGAGCAAGGTCTCATCGACCACGCGCTTCCCGGCAGGATTACTGGGGAAAATAAGTGGAAACTAGATGACGGAACGCTAATCGGCCAGGGGCGTAAACCGCCTGACAATAAAGCCGATTCAGGCTATCAGGGCCTTCACGCAACTTTTTTATTCGCAGTCGGTGATGAGGCCGCGGGACTCGATAAAGAGATGATTGGCGCGCTCGGAAACATCACCACGGGCGAGCACAACCGGCTCCTTCTCATAGCCAACCCTACGGACCCATCTTCGGAGATGGCGAAGATCTGGAAGGAGAAAAAAGAGTCCTGGCACACCATGCATATCAGCGTGTTCGACAGCCCGAGGGTGACCGATGAGCCGGGATTCCCGGAAGCGAAGAAGGCTGCGCTTTCTGGTTGGAAGTACATCAACGAGAAGAAGGATGACTGGGGCGAGGATGACCCGCAGTACATCTCCCGCGTGCTCGGCCAGTGGGCCTTCGATTCGGGCAACAATCTCTTTACTGAGGTCGATCTGGCCCATGCCGCCAATGCTCATGTTCTGCCAGACCCAGAGGCCATTATCGAGTTCGGCTGTGACATCGCCCGGATGGGCAAAGATGGCACTTTCGTTTACACCTACCAAGAGGGGGAAGTCTGGGAGTGTGACCCCGAAACAAATCAACCGATACGCCCGAAAGGTGAGCGCGGGGGGATACTGCGCTACCTAGCCGACTGGAAGAAGGCCCCGCTGGTGGGCGATGACCCCGAGAATCTAGGGACGTCGCAGCGTATCCACGCACATGCTCTAGCGATGGGTGCCAAAATTGTAAAGGTTGACGCATCCGGGCTGGGGTCGGGCGTCATCGACGGTCTTGCAATGCTGAACCGGGGCCAATACAGGGTGGTTGAAATTTTCGGTGGCGCCGCCAGCTCAGACCCTCGCGCATGGATCAACGCTCGCGCGGAACAGTATTTCGAGCTGAAGCGTCGCTTTTTCGCCGGAATTATTGACGTTGATCCCAAGGATGTCGCCCTCCTGGACGACTTGCGGGGCATCATTTTTGAGTTCAACGATAAGGGTTCGAGGAAGATTGAATCCAAGGATTCCATCAAGCGAAAAGGTGGAAAATCTCCTGACATCGCGGATACTGCATGGTACGCAGCGATGAACGTTGACCATCTCATCAGCGGCCCACAACCCGGCGACATCGTTACCCGCACCCCCGCCCAACTCCTTCGCGAGATGGAACTGTCCGGCTTCCGCGATCCCTACCCGATGTGAACCTGAGAGTTGCCTGTAAGATTGCTGCATGACCACTGGCCCCCAGCAAGTCGCAGAAGCAACGCTGCGCCAGACGATCCGCGAACAGGGCGACACTCTGACCCGCGCGCAGGAATCGATCGCCAGTCTTCAACTCGCGATCGAGGATAAGGGCTGGAAGCGCATCGGCAACCAGTACGAAGCCGATGGCCTGAGCCTCGAATCGCTGCAATTGGTCTCCGAAGATCTGCGCGGTTGGATTGTCGGCGGCGGCATCATGAAGCGCATCATCGAACTGCGCGGGACTTATGTCTACGGCGACGAGGTGGGGTTCAAAGGGCTCACGCTCGCGGCCAAGAAGGCTTTCACGTCCCAGAACAACATCGACAAGATTTTCAGCGTCACCGCGTTGCAGGAAATCAACCGCGCCCACGGCACAGACGGCAACGTGGTTTTCCTTGTGAACACGAAAACTTTCGACGCCATCCGCGTGCCGTTCGAGGAACTGGAAGATCCGTTCATCGACTCGGATGACCCGGAGCGGATCTGGTATGTCCGGCGCAGCTACACGCGCGTCACCGCCGCGAACCCGCAAGGCGTCAAGGTGGACGAGTTTTATCCGACCGCGACCCTTCCGTCGACGCAAGCATCAAAGACCAGCGTGAATCTCGGCGCGGGGCCGAACATCCCCGTCAACCGGAACTTTGTCGCCGTCCTCTGGAAGGTGAACGGTCAGACCGGTTGGCCGCTCGGCATTCCCGACCTCCTTCCGTCGCTGCAGTGGGCCGAGAAGTACACCGGCTATCTGAAGAATCAGGATCGTTTCGCCGAGGCGCTTGCTGCTATTGCGTGGCAGTACAAGTCGCAGAACAGTGATCAGGCGAAGAAGATGGCCGCAACCATCTCCAACCGCGACGTAGCGGCGACTTCGACCGCCAGTGCGGGCATGGATGCCGTGCCCATGAGGGGGAACTCGGACGTCTCCTTCGAGAACGGCGCCCCGCTCGCGGGTCAAGCAGCAGCAGCCGCCGAAGTTCCGATCGAAGCCGTGCTCGCATCCTCGATGGTCAGCGCCGGCGGAAACCTTGACCCCGACCTCGTTCGTGTCATCGGCGCCCGCCGCCAGTCGGCCACTGCATTCTTCAAAGCGCTCGGCCGCGTCATGGGCGCACCCGACCTCGAGGTGATCTGGCCGGATGTTACGACCGAGACGCCGTTCCGTGAAGCCCAAATGGCGATCAGCGCGTATGCCACGGGTATGTTCTCACCTGACGAAATCCGGCCGACTGTCGCAGAGCGTTTGCGCATCAAGATCGCGGACAACTCCCACGCGCCTGAGGGTGCGCTCATTCCGAACAACGTCGAGACGCTGAAGCTGACTGCTCAATTTGCCGCTAAATCTTCGCCTGCCGCCGATCCGACTGACCCCGCAGACGGCGACCTGACCAATAAGCAGGGCAAAGACGCATTGGGCGTAGGCAAACTGAGCGATGACGACAACACCGCGCGGGACAAAGGCGAGACCGGCAATTAGTGCCTGATTGTGGCCTGATAGTTTCCTGTGAATTTCCTGTACGCTGGTGACATGACCTTCGTTCGTGAAAACAGCGGTATTGTCCGCGAGGCCGTGGGCGACGGCGATGACGGTATCTACCGCATCAAGATCATAAAGGCCGGGCTCGGATCGAGCGCGTTTTACCCGCCCGAGGTAATCGAGCGCGACATCAAGGCCGCCTTCCCGGTTGGCACCAAGAATTTTCTTGATCACCCGACCGCTCAGGAGTCGTGGGATCAGCCCGAGCGCACCGTAACTAAAATCGCGGGCCAGCAGGTTTCCGAGGCCGAGTATGACCCAACCGACCAGAGCGCTTACGCCAACGTGCAGTTCGGAACTCCACACCGCCAGTTCATCGCCGAGAACTACAAGAACCTCGGCATGAGCATCTACGCGATGGCCGAGACGGAGATTGGCACAGTCGGCGACTACACCGGCCAGGTTGTAACGAAACTCGTTCCCGACGTCCTGAACAGTGTCGACGTCGTGACCGCAGCAGGAGCTGGCGGCGCGATCGTCCAGAAGGTTTCCGAGAGCTATAAGCGTCTCGTGACAGAAGGTACTCCCACACCCGTGGAAGAGACCGCACCCACCCAAACAGAAGGAAATGAATTGGACATCAAGGATCTGAAGGAGGCGCTGGTCGAGGCGAATGCTGCACTCGTTACCGCGCTCACCGAAGCCCTGAAGCCGACTCCTGCCGAGCCTGTGACGGAAAGCAACCTGGCGGCCGAGTACACGCTCGCTGCCGAGTCGGACCTTCCGAAGGAGGCGCGCGCGGTTGTCTTCGAGGCAATCAAAGCGGGCACTCCTGCGGCGGATGCGATCGCTTCCCAGACCAAGCTCGTCGAGTCGATCAAGGCCTCTCTCGAAGAGGACGTAGCCAGTGGCCGCGTGCTCGAGTCGACGGTCTCTGCCGAGACCGTACTGCCGAAGGGCTGGTAACTCATGGCGCTCAACATGTACAAGAAGTACGACGAAGCCAAGACCCGCGAATGGCCCGTAGCTTCGGGCACGCTCGCTGGTGTTGTCGTGCTGCACCCGGTTTCCAGCGAGGTCGGCGTCACGCTGACCGCGCGCGGCGACGCGACCACGAGCCAGACGCTCCCTGACGGCACGACCCTTTCGGGTATCCCGATTGGTGGCGTGGGCAACCGCCCGAACACGGCTGTAGTGGCTGTCGATGGAAGCTTCCTGCTCTCGGTTGTCGGCGTCACCGCTGGCGACACGAACGCAGCGAGCGGCGGCGGCACGGCCTCCGGCACGATCGTCTACCGCGTCACGGCCGATGGCACCTACTCGCTCACCTCGACGAGCGCCGTTCAGATCGGTGTCGTCGATGACGGCACGATCGTCGGACTCATCACCCCCGTCCTGATTGGAGCGTCTGCTAATGACGAAGCTTGATCTGACCGCAGGCGGGCGCCTTGAAGTAAGCCCGTTCGTCAACCAAAAGAAGATCGAGGCGATGAGCCACCTCATTGCCGTCAGCCAGAGTGGTGGCTTTGCCGCCGAGAAGGCCCGCGTCCAGTTGAAGGAGACCCTTTCGACTTCGGACGCCATCTTCTCCCTCGCGCACCTGGTGAACATCAGGAATCTGCCCGAGTATGACGCGGCTCCGCGCCAGTGGACGAAGATTGCCGCCGTCGAGACCGTCGACGACTTCACGCCCACCTCGTTCCAGCGCCTCGTCCCGAACTTCGACAACCTGAAGTTCGGCAAGGGCAACAAGGGCAAGCCGGGCGTCAGCCCCGTCGTCGCTGAACTCGACACGTACCAGTACGCCTATGGTTATGCGGAAGAGTCCGTGAAGTTCGCCATCGAGAAGCGTGGATTCAAGTGGGGCGTCAGCCTCGAGCGGATCATCAACAACGCTTCGCGGGAAATCCGCCAGATCCCCGGCGACATGCTGAATGTCGCTCTGGACACTGACGAGTTCCTGGTATTCGATGCGCTGCAGTCCAACGTCGTCTCGTCCAGCGAGCTTCTGGCTGGCACCGACACCGCTACGGGCACGGCTGTTGTTGCAGATGCGCCGTTCTCGGCATCCGCGGCGCGCGTCCTGTTCTCGCAGATCGCCAGCCGTCAGGACACGCTCACGAAGCGCAAGGTTGGCCTCGCCAACTCGTACTACGTGGTCGTTGCCCTCGGGCAGGCCGAGTTCGTTCAGGCGCAGCTTGACCTGTACGCGAACATCGCCACCATCACGGACGGCTCGATCGTCTTCGGGAAGCCGAGCGTTGGCAACCTGTCGAAGATCACGGGTGTCATCGAGTCCGAGTGGATCACGAGCGACACCGCGTGGTACCTCGTCCCAGCGGCGGGCACAACCCGTCGCCCCTCGCTGGTCAAGCTTCAGCTTGCCGGCCGCACCGCACCGGAGGTTCTGGTGAACAACTTCACCGGACAGCCGATCGGCGCGAACAACGGCAGTGACCCGTTCACGCTGGCCCACTTCGACAACGATTCTGTTGATCTGAAGCTGCGCCAGTTCACCAACTCGGCGCTGATCACGCAGCAGCAGCTTGGCTGGTCGAGCGGCGACCCGTCGTAACCAACCCCCGTCAAGCGGCCCTGACCCATTCGGTTGGGGCCGCTTGCATGAAAGGACAGAATCATGGCAGCACCCAAACCAATCGTGCTCACCCAGCGCTCAGCGGTAGCCGGTGAGAATGCTCCCGAGCCACTGGTCGTGGTGGGTTCGCTCCCCGCCGGCCTCGCACCCGCAGTGGGAACCGCGGCACTCCTGACTGCGGGCACTGACACGGCACTCCGCACATGGAGCGCGAAGATGATCGCCGACTACGTGGCGGCCCAGATCGCGGCTATCCCTGCTTAGTAGTTAGCCACTAACCAAACGACCCTCGCTCACAAGGCGAGGGTCGTTTGTGTTCCTGAATGTTTACTGGGAGTTTCCTGTACGCTTAGAACAAGAAACGGACTCCTCCCCCGGTTCTTAGTCGCCCCGGCGGGTTGAGCTTTCGTTCCCCGCCGGGCGGCTCCAAAAATGAAAGGGTGACGATGGCAGGCCAAGGTGTAGCCCCCGCCGATCCCACGACGCTCCTCGGACAGGTTCGCGGTCTCGTCGGCGACACCGTATACACCGCGCTCGAGCCCCCCGTGACCGGTCAGGGCTCTTACGAATACTTCTCCGACCTCGAACTAAACGGCTTCCTCGCGGTCTCCTCAGATAGCGTTTACCGGGCCGCGGGTAACGCCGTATTCCAGCTTGCGATCGGCGCAGCGCTCACCGCCTCCAACATCGCCACCGACGACCTTCACGTTGAAACCGAGAAGCGCGCGGCCGACCTCCGGGCCATCGCCGCGCAATACTTCGCGCGGGCCGACGCGGATGATGCCAAAGGTGAGCTGGCGGATGCTTACTTCTCCGTCACCAGTTTCGATTCGCGGGGCCGCAAGCACACCTCATCGCTCAACGGCGTACCTGCGACCATCCCCGGATACCTCCGGCCATGAGTTTCGATCTGGTCCCGCTGGTCGACGATCAGACCTTCCTCTTCCCACCGCAGACGATGACGGCGCTGGGGACCGTGCTCGGAGGAGATGTAGGCCCGGATGAGATCGCGGCTGCGGTCGACCAGTACTTCGAGGACAATCCGCCGACCGGTGACGAACCGTTGCTTGCCGCCCACATCGTCTCCGCGACACCGCATCCTGCATACGACGTCGATATGCAAGACCTCACAACCCTCTTCGAGAACGGAATGGCATAGAAATGTCACTAGTCAGCAACCTCCAAACCGCCTTCACGCGGGTGGGGACAGAATTCAAAACCGTCTACGGCAAACTCGGTGATCTCACCTCGTTGACCACGACAAGCAAGACAACATTGGTCGGCGCCATCAACGAGGTTGCCGCTGCCATGGGCGGTGCCGGCGCAACGATCGATGACACGACCGCGAGCAGCGAGACGGTCTACTCTTCATCTAAGACGGATAGCCAGATCAGCGCTGCCGTCAATGGTCTCGTGGATGGAGCCCCTGGCACCCTAAATACCCTGAAGGAGATCGCGGACGCGCTGGGCGATGACTCTGACGTAGCTGCCACCCTCACGGGGCTGATCAACGCTAAGGCCAACGATGACGCCGTAGTCAAGCTGACGGACGACCAGACGGTTGCCGGGGTGAAGACGTTCAGCTCGAGCCCCGTCGTGCCCGACGCCTCCTTCACGATCGCCAAGACGAGCGGCCTGCAGAGCGCACTAGACGCGAAGATCGCATCGACTCTGGTTGGCGACACGACGACAGACTTTGCGGCTGGTTTCGTCACGGCCCTGAGTTAGTCCAATGTCGCTTGTAAGCGGCATCACGGCGCTGGCGGCGGCCATCGCTACCGCCATCAATACGAAAGCCCCGAAGGCAAGCCCCACCTTCACCGGGACCGTCACAGTCCCGACGCCTTCCGCGACCGGGGCCGCGGTCACAAAGGCATATGCGGATACGAAACTGGCGAGCAGTAATACCACCGTCGCTGACGTGATCGTGGTCACGGCGGCAGCCTATGCCGCGCTGAGCCCCAAAGTGAGCACGACCCTCTACGTGATTGTCGGTTAGCTGATGGCTGCACCTGTTGTCGCCTCCACCGGGGCGGGCGCCACCGGCACTCCGAATGTCTCCGTCCCGGTACCGGCAGGAGATCTGGTTGTCGTGGCGCTCTTCGGCGTATGGCAGGGGACCTCGGCAACCCCGACCTCTGCTGCGGTGACCCCGCCTGACGGGTTCGAGTTCGCCAGCGTCCACCCGTGGCATGGCACGGGTGTGGATTTCGCGCTGTTCTGGTTCTATGGGCACGGTGTCGATTCTGGTCATGCCGTTTTCGGCTTGAATTCTGTTGGCGGGGAGTCGGCGCTTGCCTCTATGGGCATCGCCGTGGGCATCACCGGTGGACCGACCTCCGGTAATCCGTTCTCGGATACGTTCCGTTCGGCCAACGCCAACAGTTCGAGCGTTTCGGTGCCCACATTCACGCCTAGTGGCGACGATTCGCTGCTGTTGGCCTCCTACTACTATGACGACGAGGCGACCACCACGGGGCCGTCCGGGTGGACGCAGGACCGGCATTACAACGACACGGACGCGGGGACCACGTTCGATGTTTGGTCGGTCGGCCAAACCACGGCAACTGCGACGGGTTCGTTGAGGTTCAGTGGCGGCTCGTCGGCCCAACGCGGTGTCCTCATCGGCACCATCCGGGCACCTGCACCCTCGACTCTCACGAACGCTCACGTCGGATCGTCTACCCCGTCCGCATTCAAAGTCGGCTCAAGCTCGGTTTCCGCGATCTACATGGGCACAACGAAGGTCTGGGGTTAGCCATGCGTAGATGCCACTGCAATCACACCTGCCAGGATGATCGCTGTGCTCATGACTCGAGCTGCGACTTCTGCGTGCATGAGGACGACTAGCGCTTCTTCCGGCCGAGAACCACGATGCCGATCAGGACTGCGAGGATCATTCTTTCGCCTCGACCTTCGCGGGCGGCGCACTCTTCAGCCCACGGTAGGCGCCGTAAATGAACGCGATGAAAAGCCCCGTACCGCCAATGACGACGAGGGCGATAAACGCGATCAGGATTCCTACCAT